CATCCATGTTAGATAGATTAGCAAGATATATGGAAGTAACAACAATAACTGCAGGTAGAGATGGTAATATAAACTCACTTATTAGTGCAGCTAAAAATTATGAAGCTATTAGGCAATCATTTAAAGGTGCCTACAAAGATCTTCAAGAAGAACAGCAAAGTAGAGTAAGAGGTGGTATTGGTGTGGCTTATGATCAGTAACTATTTAATAATTAGATGATTATGAATTATAAAAAGATATATAATAAACTTGTAACTAAAGCAAAATTAGAAAATAGAAAAAAATCTGAAGATGTTTATTATGAAGCTCATCATATAAAACCAAAATCCTTTGGAGGTACAGGTGACTGTAGAAATACAAACCATCCTAATATTGTCTTATTAACACCTAAAGAACATTATATTGCTCATTTATTGCTTGTTGCAATATATCCAAATTCCCCAGCTATGCATAAAGCATTATGGAATATGTGCAATGTAAAAAAAGATGTAAGATATAACCCTTCTGCTAAAACATACTGTACAATTAGAACTAACTATATTAAAAATACCTCAGGTTCTGGAAATCATTTCTTTGGTAAAAATCATTCAGATGAGAGTAAATTAAAAATTGGAAAATCATCACTTAATAGAAAAACATTTTTAGGAAAAACTCATACAAAAGAAACTAAGCAAAAGATTGCAGATTTTAGAAAAGGTAAAATAGCATCAGAAGAAACTAAAGCCAAGATAAGATCAAGCATATCTGGTGGTAAACATTATAATGCTAAAAAAATTACATGTACTCAAACAAATAAATTATTTGGTTCTGGCAAAGAGTTATCTGAATATTTAAATAAACCATTCAGTACTATTAGATCATATTTAAATGGAAATTTAAGAACTCCAGAATGGTTCCATTATAAAAGAATTTAATTATGAGTGAAATTTATCAAGACATACCAATATATGAAAATGGAAACTGGACAACAACAAGTTTTGACTCCAGAGAAGAGTTCAGTAACTTTATCTTTGGACTATTTAAAGAACCAGGTAAGTACAACTTCAATGAAACTACCAATAAAGTTTTCATATCTGAGTCAGTCAAATTTAAAAAAGATGGAGTATACACTACAGCTCCCTTTAAATCCAAAGATTACATAAATTATTGGGATGACCAAAAAGCTAAATGCCGTAAAGGTGTAATAGTTAAAGATGGTAATGAAACATGGTTTCTTGCAAGAGAGTACTATATGTGGTTAAACTTTCTACCAATCTTTGATAAAGAGATACAACAGTTTGGTTTTGCTAAAATTAGGGATGCTCAATATCACTTAGCTCTTTATGAGTTACTTGCAGAATTAAACTATAAACATGCAGCTATACTAAAGAAACGGCAGATAGCTTCATCTTATTATCATATGGGTAAGTTTATAAATCAGCAGTGGTTTGAAGCTGGGGTTACTCTTAAGATGGGAGCAAGTCTTAAAGATTATATCAATGAGAAAGGATCTTGGAAATTTTTGCAAGAATATGCTGCATTCTTAAATGAACATACCGCATGGTATCGTCCAATGTCTCCGGACAAAGTGATGATGTGGCAACAAAAGATTGAAGTAAGAAAAGGAGATAGAAAAGCTGAAGTAGGTCTTAAAGGTACCATACAAGGTATGTCATTTGAGAAAGATCCAACAAATGGTGTAGGGGGACCGGTTAAATACTTCTTCCATGAAGAGGCTGGGATTGCTCCTAAGATGGATCAGACATATGAGTATATGCGCCCGGCCATGAGATCCGGACTTATTACTACAGGTATGTTTATAGCTGCTGGATCTGTAGGTGATTTATCTCAATGTAATCCATTAAGAGACATGATTCTAAATCCAACATCTAAAGATATTTATGCTGTGGAAACAGATCTTATAGATGATAAAGGTACTACAGGTCTCTCAGGTTTATTTATTCCTGAACAATGGTCTATGCCTCCGCACATAGATGCTTATGGTAATTCACTTGTAGAAGATGCATTAAAAGCATTAGATGAGCAATTTGCAAAATGGAAAAAAGAACTAAGTCCGGAGGATTACCAGCTTAGGATATCTCAGCATCCAAGGAATATAAAAGAAGCATTTGATCATAGAACGGTATCTGTATTTCCAACACATCTTCTTGCAGCACAAGAAAGAAGAATAGAAGAAAAAGAATATGCATATGAGTTTTTAGATATTTCTACAGATGCTGATGGAAAACCTATAGTTATTAAAAGTAATAAAAGACCTATAATGGAATTTCCAATAAACAAAAAGACTGAGGATAAAACAGGATGTCTTGTTGTTTGGGAAAGACCAATACCCAATCCAGAGTTTGCCGTACATTACTATGCATCAATTGACCCTGTATCTGAAGGAAAAACAAATACATCAGAGTCATTATGTTCTATTTATATAATGAAAGCTCCTATTGAAGTAACTAAAGTATCTGGAATAGAAACAGAGACTTACGTGGAACAAAGTAAAATAGTAGCTGCTTGGTGTGGTAGATATGATGATATAAATAAAACACATCAACAATTAGAACTTATAATTGAATGGTATAATGCATGGGCGGTAATAGAGAATAACATATCTTTATTTATTCAGTACATGATATCTAGAAAAAAACAAAAGTATTTGGTACCAAAAAGCCAAATTATGTTTCTTAAAGATCTTGGTTCTAATACTAATGTGTTTCAAGAATACGGTTGGAAAAATACTGGTACATTGTTTAAAGCACATCTTCTTAGTTATGCTATAGAATATACTAAGGAAGAATTAGATGTTGAAACAAAAACTGATGGTACTATTGTAAGAACTAAATATGGAATAGAAAGAATTCCAGATCCAATGTTACTAAAAGAAATGAGAGAATATGCAGATGGAGTCAATGTGGATAGACTAGTTTCATTTGCAGCTCTTGTAGCTTTTATGAGAATTCAAGAATCAAATAGGGGGTTTGCAAGAAGAACAATCATGGATGATGTGGCCAAAAACTTGCAAAAGTCAGAAAATTTGTTTAAATTAAATAGAAGTCCATTTAGGCACATGGGAGGTTCTGGTGGTTCACTAGCAAAAGGAATAACAAGATCTCCATTTAAAAACATTAAATAGGTACTATGAAGATAATAAATGCCTTACAAGCAAAAGGAGGAGCAACAACTGAAAATAACAGAATGGGTAGTATTACCCAACCATTGCAATTTATTCCAAAAAAAGAAAAAGATGAAAAGTGGGCAGCATGGAATTTGGATTGGTTAGAATGGCAAGGTTTAAAGCAAATCCGGAGAAATGCTAGAAGACTAATGAAAAACTATAAACTAGCAAAAGGTATTATAGATAAGTCAGACTACATTGTAGAAGAGAATAATGATTACAGAGATATAGTTGAAGTTCTTACAAAAGAAGATATATCAGCACTTGAATTAAAGTTCTACCCAATTATTCCTAATGTTATTAATGTTCTTGTAGCTGAATTTGCTAAGAGATCTACTAAACTAACATACAGAGCTATTGATGAACATTCCTATAATGAAATGTTGGAACAAAAAAGACAAATGGTTGAAGATGTTTTGTTACAAGATGCTAGATTAAAAGTATCTTCTGCACTTATGGATAAGGGTCTTCAGCCTGATTCAGAAGAGTTTCAACAAGAAACTTCTCCAGAAAAATTAAAATCACTTCCTGAAATTGAAATGTATTTTAGAAAAGATTACAGATCAATGGTTGAAGAATGGGCTACACATCAACATAAAGTAGATGTTGAAAGATTTAGAATGGATGAACTTGAAGAAAGAGGGTTTAGAGATATGCTCATTACAGATAGAGAGTTCTGGCATTTCCGTATGATGGAAGATGATTATGAAGTGGAGTTATGGAACCCTGCAATAAGCTTTTATCATAAGTCTCCAGATTCAAGATATATATCACAAGCTAACTGGGCTGGTAAAACAGACATGATGACTCCGGCTGATGTTATTGATAGATACGGTTATTTAATGGATGAGGAACAGTTAAGAGCTTTAGAAGCCGTATATCCAATTAGATCTGCCGGATACACAATAGGAGGTCTTCAGAATGATGGTAGTTTTTATGATGGAACTAAATCACATGACTGGAATACTAACATGCCTTCACTTGCCTATAGACAATATACCACTGCTATGGGTGGTGCCGTATTAGAAGGCGGAGATATTATTACTCAAATACTTTCTGAAGGTGAAGATTACTATGATCAAGGTACTGCATATCTATTAAGAGTATCTACAATATATTGGAAGTCTCAAAGAAAAATAGGACATCTGATAAGTATAGATGATAATGGACAAGTAGAAATGGATATTGTGGATGAAGATTATAAAATTTCTACAAAACCAATATATGATACCAGATTATTTAAAAATAAAACCAAAGATAACTTAGTATATGGTGAGCATATTGATTGGATTTGGATTAATGAAGTATGGGGCGGTGTAAAGATTGGACCTAATATTCCATCATTCTGGGGTATGAATAATCCAGGAGGATTTACACCAATGTATATTGGTGTAGATAAACCTAAAATAGGACCACTAAGATTTCAGTTTAAAGGTGATAATAGTTTGTATGGATGCAAACTTCCGGTAGAAGGATCTGTCTTCTCAGACAGGAATACTAAGTCTACTGCACTTATTGACCTAATGAAGCCATACCAGATTGGTTATAACATAGTAAATAACCAGATAGCGGATATCTTAGTAGATGAGCTTGGTACTATTATCATGCTTGACCAGAATACTTTACCAAGACACTCCTTAGGAGAAGATTGGGGAAAAGGAAATTATGCTAAAGCTTATGTAGCAATGAAAAATTTCCAGATGCTTCCTCTAGATACATCTATTACAAATACAGAGAATGCATTAAACTTCCAGCATTTCCAAAAATTAGATCTATCTCAAACAGAAAGGTTGATGTCTAGGATCCAGTTAGCTAATCACTTTAAACAACAAGCATATGAAGTAATTGGTGTGAATCCACAAAGGATGGGACAACAATTATCTCAGATGACTGCTACCGGAGTAGAACAAGCTGCTGCTGCATCTTATGCACAAACAGAAATGTTTTTTATTCAACACTGTGATTATCTGATGCCAAGAGTACACCAAATGAGAACTGACTTAGCTCAATTTTATCATTCTACTAAACCATCTACTAGATTAAGTTATATTACTACTGCAGATGAAAAAGTAAACTTTGAAATAAATGGTACTGAGTTATTAATGAGAGACTTAAATATTTTCTGTAGTACTACTGCAAATCATAGAGCTGTTCTTGAACAGTTAAAACAAATGGCTATGCAGAATAATACTACAGGTGCTTCTATATATGACCTTGGTAAAATTGTTCAATCTGATTCTATTGCTGAACTTAATAATGCTCTTAAAACTTCTGAACAAAAACAGAAAGAACAAAAAGAACAAGAAATGCAGCAACAACAACAAATGCAACAAGAACAACTTCAAAAACAACAAGAAATTGAGAAGATGAAAATTGATGCAAATGCAGCTGAGAAAGAAAAAGATAGAAGAGCTGAAATATTAATAGCTGAAATTAGAGCTGCAGGATATGGTTCTATGGCTGATGTTAATCAAAATGAGATTTCAGATTATCAAGATGCCATGAGAGATATAAGACAGAGTGATCAATATCAAATGCAAAATCAGTTACAAAGAGATAAAGAAGCTACCAGAACTATGTTAGACAGAGATAAGAATGCTATTGAAAGAGAAAAGCTACAAGTTCAAAGAGAAATAGCTGATAAGCAATTACAAGTAGCTAGAGAGAATAAAAACAAATATGACAAAGGTGGTTCAGTAAAGAATAAAAAGTAATTTAGCCATATAGTGCAGAAAAAGTTTTTTTATTTTTTAAATTTATCAAGTTTATTTTGTATATTGAAGTATAACATAAAAAACCAACAATTATGGAAAACACAACACAGACTGGGGAAACCCAAATATTAGACACTACAACGGTAGGTCAGGTAGATGTAAATATTGATGAAATCTTTGGAATGCCAGGAGCAGAAAATGTTATGCTTCCTGAAGATAACAAAGAAGATGATAAACCTAAGTCTATGTTTTCAAAAGAAAATGTAGACACTACGTTCCTTGACAACACAGCTACTACTCCAAAAGAAAAGGAAGAGATAGCTGAAAAGAAAGCAGAAGTTGAAGAAACTATAGCTGAGCTTGATGACCTAATTTCTCAAGAAGAAGAAGCTGGTAATAAAGGAAGACCAAAGGTTGATAAATCAGGTCTTGCCGAATTAGCAAGTAAAATGATTGAGGAAGGCACCCTTATTCCTTTTGATGATGATAAACCATTAGAAGAATATACTACTAAAGATTTCAGAGAGTTATTTGAAGCTAACTTCCAAGAAAGAGAAGATAAAGTAAGAAATGATGTACCAAAAGAATTCTTTAATGCATTACCTGAAGAACTTCAATATGCAGCTAAGTACGTTGCTGATGGTGGTCAAGATCTTAAAGGTTTGTTCAGAACCTTAGCACAAGTTGAAGAAATTAGACAACTTGATCCATCTGATGAATATGATCAAGCTGAAATTGCAAGACAGTATCTGTATGCTACTAACTTTGGAACTGCAGATGAAATTGAATCAGAAATCCAAGATTGGCAAGACATGGATAAACTTGAGCAAAAAGCAAATCAGTTTAAACCTAAGTTAGATAGAATGCAAGAAGAAATTATTGCAAGACAACTAGCAGAACAAGAAGCTAAGAAAGAACAACAACAACATGCTGCTAAAGTATATACGGATAATGTATATACCACTTTAGCTGCTGGTGACATAGGAGGAATAAAGCTGGATAAGAAAACTCAAGGTTTACTTTATTCAGGATTAGTTCAACCTAATTACCCTTCAATTTCTGGTAAACCTACAAACTTACTTGGACACTTGTTAGAAAAGTATCAGTTTGTAGAACCAAGACATGATCTTATTGCTGAAGCACTTTGGTTACTTGCAGATCCAAATGGATATAAAAATAAAGTAAGAGAGCAAGGAAGTAAAGCAGCTGTAGAAAAAACAGTAAGACAATTGAAAACAGAAGAAGCTAGAAGAAGCACATCTTCAACTCAGTATGAAGAACCTGAGAGAAGAAACACTTCAACAAGAGCTCCACAAAAAACCATCTCAAGAGCAAATATGTTTAAGAGATTTTAATTAGTAACAAATAAAAACAAATAAACAATGGCAACTCCAGTTTTAAACAATGGGATATTCCTCCGGGATACCGCTTACAATGCAAGTTCTCATGTGGATTCTTACCACTTGGTGAACATGCTGAAGGATGCTGAGCCTATGGATTTAGGTCCAGTAGACCTTTGGGCTATGGCTCAAAAAGTAGAAATGCCTCTTTATCAAATGTCATCATTTGGAGGTAAAAATGTAATCATGGTTGATAATGCTCGTGGTGAGTATAAGTGGCAGACTCCAGTGTCTGTTGACTTACCTTATATCATTGAGGATATTGAACCAGACAACAACTTTAAAGGTATTGAAGGATCAACCTTCCGTATTAAACTTAACAGAAGAGAATTTGGACATGGTGATATCATCACTTATGACAAATACAATGGTGTTGAGATGTACATAACTGCAGAAGATATCCTTCCAATTGGTGATGGATTTATCTATACTGTACAGTTAGTAAACAATGACAACTACAAATACATTGACAACAAGTATTTGGCTAATGGAACTAAAGTTTTCCGTAAAGGTTCTGCAAGAGGTGAGTATGGTGAAAGATTTTCTGACATTACAACAAGAACAGGATTCCGTGAATTCTATAACTTTGTTGGTGGTGCTGAAGCTCACGTACATTATTCTATCTCTAGCCGTGCTGACTTGATGATCAAAGGTGGTATGAATGCAGATGGTACAGTTCCTGTAACTGAGATCTGGAGAACATTTGACAAATCTATGGATCCATCAATCACTTCTTTGGAAGACATGGTTAAAGTTCTTGGAAAAGATAAAGTTAAAAAAGCATTTGATAATGGTGATTTATCAAGAACTTTCTTAACTACTATGGAGGCTGCTCACTTAACTAAAATTGCTTCTGACATTGAGACTTACTTAATGTGGGGACATGGAGGTAGAGTACGTCAAGATGGTCCAGATGATGTTAGATTGTCTGTGGGTCTTTGGAAACAGTTGGATAACTCATTCAAAAGAGTATACAACAAAAATAACTTTACATTAGATTTATTCCGTGGAGAGATCTACAACTTCTTCAATGGTAAAGTTGAGTTCCAAGGTCCAGATCCAAAAAGATCTCTAGTAGTTCAAACAGGTATGGGTGGAATGAGAATGGTAAATGAAGCTATCAAACGTGAAGCAGTATCTTCAGGTTTATTGATTCAGGCTGCTGATATTGGTGCTATCACTGGTAAAGGTATGGACTTGAACTTTGGATTTGCTTACACTTCTTATGTAATTCCATTCTTGGCAAATGTTAAGTTTGTATTGAACCCAGCATTTGACAATGTTCATACTAATGATATTGAGAACCCAATCATTGATGGTTTCCCATTATCTTCTTACTCATTCATTATCTTTGATATCACTGATAACACAAATGACAACATTTACTTGTTGAAATTGTCTTGGGATAATCAATTGAAATGGTGGTATCAAAATGGTACAATGGATTACATGGGACGTAGCCAAGGATTCCAGTCTTCTGGACAATTCAATGGATACCGTGTAATGATGTCACAGACAATGCCAGCTATCTGGGTTAAGGATCCAACTAAAGTCCTTAAGATTGTTATGAGAAACCCAATTACAGGTGGATCATTCTAATCTACTATATATATGAGGGAGGGGGAAACTCCTCCCTTTTTTACTTAAGATTTAATAACCAACAAAATAAAAACCAACAAACATGGAAAATTTCACAATGGTAGAAACAGGGAAAGGCACTGTAAAACAAACAAGCATTGCTATCCGCCCGTTCTTTGACAGCACAGCTTCTAATATGGGATTAGAAGAATATGGATTATCTCTATTTGATGGAGTAACTCATAATGAACAATTAGCTTGTTTAGAAAACAATGGTGTAATAAGATATGTCACCGGTCTAAATGAATTTGCTCCTGAGATTAAATTACTTAATCCAGAAGATAGAGAAGCTAGAATAAAAGAGATAAGATCTGCAATAGTTGAACTTGAAAAAGAACTAGCTGCAAATGTTATTGAAATTGATGATCCACAATTTTGGAATAAAGTAAAATTACTAAAGCCTGATAATGCAGAGTTCTGGAATAGGATCTCTATATCTTGCGGTAATGAGCCAACATTCTTGGATCCAAAAGACCCATATGATAGAATTAAACTATATGCTATTGAAGCAGGAGGTTTTTCTATTGTAGCAAAAAGTTTTGATGATGCTAGATCCAAAGCAGTTCCTACTAAGTTTTACTTAGACAAAGAAGAGGAAACTGTTATGTACAGAACAGAGTACAAAAAACTCCGTAATAAAGCATTGTCAGAATTACAAAAATTATTTGACAAAAACAGTACTAAGTTATTCTACATTGCAAAAGTTGTAGATATTAACAGTACACAATATAAAAAATCAACACCACTAGATGTTATCTATGAGAATATGGATAGACATATTAATGGTGAGGGTGGAGAAACCAACAAAGAAAGAGCTGCAAAATCCTTTATGGAAACAGCTAATTTAGATATGGAAACACTAAAAATTAAATCAATTGTTAGAGATTCCGTATTTTTTAAGTATATTATTAATAAGGCAGATGGATATATATACCATGCTAAGTCTAATAGCTTACTTGGTAGAAATGTATCTGATGTTGTTGAGTTCTTGAAAAACCCTTTAAATGAGGACCTTTTAAAAGATCTTAATACATCCTGTGAGAAGTATTGGAACTCTTAAAATAAAAATAAAATGGCAACAATGAAATGTCCTAGTGGATTAAAACTAGTAAATGGTAAATGTGTTGATGCAAAAGGAAATGCTGTAAATGCACCTTATGTATCAGAAAAAGGTGCGGTATATCCAGATGAAAAATCATTAACAACAGGATGTGCAAAAAATCCAAATAGCCCTGGCTGTAAAGCTATTATTGACAAAATGACTTCTGAACAAAAATCTAAAATAAAAGGTATTCAAAAACTTGGTGGAGCAACTAAGAAAAAATACAATGAGGGTGGTGTCACTAATTTAAAAGAAGTAACTATTACTGCTAAGAAGAAAAAATATAACAATGGTGGTGCTGCTAATTCAAAAGTACGTCCTGTTGATGACAAGACTACTAAACAGGCTGCTAAACCAACTTATAAAACAGGTGGTATGGTTAATCCAAATGCAAAATTACAAGCAGTTAAATCTGCTGGATCTAAAGGTGTTAAACCAGGAGTAAATCCTAAAGCTGTAGCTGCTAAAAAAGCAACTGGAAAATCATCTGGTGGTGTTGATACTCCTCCTAAAACTGCTATACCAGCAGCAAAATATGGGAAGATGATGAAGAAAGGTGGAATGGTAAAAGCTAAAGCTAAGAAAAAATAAGTCATGCCAAAAGATGCATGCTATCATAGAGTAAAAGCACAGTATGCCGTGTTTCCTTCAGCAAGGGCTTCTCAAGCTATTGCTAAATGTAGGAAAGGATCGGGTACTGTGAGAAAAACTAAAGAGGGTTCAAACCTTAAAAGATGGCAAGCTGAGAAATGGCAAGATACTAAAACAGGAAAACCTTGTGGTGCCGGTGGTAAAAATGAATACTGCCGGCCTACAAAAAGAGTATCAAAGGATACACCTAAAACTAAATATGAATTAACTCCTTCTAAACTAGCTGCTAAGAAAGCTGAGAAGTCTAGAGTAGGTATGGGAAGGAGAGTTAAAAAAGCATAGTAATGGCAACAAAAAAAACAACTACTAAGAAAGCAAGTGTTAGTAAAACATCAGTACCAATTAAAGTTTCTCAATCAGCAAAGGCAGAAATGAGAAAGTGGGAAATTGAATCTGCACTAAGTACTTTAAAAAGAGCAGATGAAATTCGTAAGGATGCTAAGATGATGAATGATGTTAAGAAACTAGCTCAAGAACAAATGAGTGTTCTTAAAACATTCAGTAAGTAATTATGGCTAAGACAGCTGCTTGGACCAGATCAGAAGGCAAAAATAAGACAGGTGGTCTTAATGCTAAAGGCATTGCTTCTTATAGGAGAGAAAATCCTGGTAGTAAACTTAAGATGGCTGTAACCACAAAGCCTTCTAAGCTGGACCCAGATAGTAAAGATGCTAAGCGTAGGCGGAGCTTTTGTGCTAGAATGTCTGGGGTTAAAGGTCCTATGAAGGATGAAAAGGGAAGACCTACAAGAAAGGCTCTTTCACTTAGAAAATGGAATTGTTAAATTATATATTATGAAAACTTGTAAATACGGTTGTGGTAAAATGAAAGAAGGTGGTAAAGTTACTGCTGTTAAAAAAATGAAAGCTGGAGGATCATCTAAAGGATGTCCTTCTGGACAGTGTCCTCATAAAACTATGCCAGGAATTTGTATTCCATGCCCTTTAAGTTCATTAAGTGCTAAAATTGGTGTAGGTACTACATTGACAGGTTTAGCTGCTATTGGTACTAAAGCTATTGCGGATGCAAATAAAAAAAGAAAAGCTGTTACAGAAATTAAAAAATCTAATCCTGGTATGACTAGGAAAGAAGCAAAAAAACAATATAAAGAAAAAACAGAGGCAGAATTAACTAAAAACAGGAGAGGTGGAGCTGCTAAAAAATATGCTATGGGAGGATCTACAATAGTGGGTATGCCTAAATATAGTAATAATCCAAGATCAGATGCGGGACGTATGTTGAAAGCTGGTGGTGCAACCAGTAATAAAAAGTTTGCTGCCTTAGCACCTCCATATGATAAAGCTACATTTGCAGATAGAATAGCTGGAGCTAAGAAAAATGCACGCAAAAAATAATTATTATGCCTGCTAAAAAAACTGATAAAAAATGGATGCAAAAAGTTTCTGCTTCTATAAAACGTAGAGGTACTGAAGGTAAATGTACACCAATTACTAAACCAGGATGTACAGGTAAAGCTAAAACTCTTGCACTAACATTTAAAAAAATAGCAAAAGCTAGAAAAAAGAAATAAGACATGCTTAATAGTACTATTACCATAAAGATAAAACAAAGACTCAATAAGTTGGATAGTCAAGACTATGATAATCTTGAGTGTTGGCAAATTGTGGAAGGTTTTAATAAAGCTCAGGTAGAGTGGACTAGAAGACAATTACATGGTATTAATATAGTTAAAGAAGGTGATGAACAATCAACCAGAAGAAAAGATGATCTTCAGGTATTGTTATCTACATATA